TGGTGTTGCTGCAGCGATGGCAGCTTTACTTGGTGCTCGTGGTGGTGTAGACATTCCAGAGAGCGAGATGAAGGGAGTTTACAATCATCTGGTAAAGCACTATGCCGAATTTGACAAAGAGCCCCCAGAGTTCAGCTCGCTGATGGCTGTTCGGAGTATAATTAGATATGATATAACGCCCCTGATTAAGGGGTATTATGTGAATGGTTATGAGATAGTTCCACTCGTAACCGAGCTAAGGCAGAGACTTGCCGAAGCCGAGCCGCAGGTTGTAGAGTTCAACCCTGCACTCACTTCACTGGTGATGCGTAAGCTAAAAGTTTTGGAACAAGAATTAGACATTTTGTGAGGTTAATCTTATGGACACTTTAGAAAAATTACGCTTGGAGTTGCGTGAAACTCTATCAAAGGCATCGGCTAAGGCTGCTGAATGGGAAGGCAAAGAGAAGGAAATGCCCCCAGAAGTCCTGAGTGAAATCGATGCCAATATCCGTGAAGCTGAAGCGATTAAGAGCAAGATTGATGTGCTCAAGCGCAAAGCCGAACTCGATGCTTATGCCAATGAAGGCGTAGGTGCTAAAACCGCCGTTGCCCCAGCCGAAGAGGAAAAGAAAGAGAAATATCCTTTCAGGTCCTTAGGCGAGCAGTTGGTTGCCATCATTAAGGCTGGCAGCCCTGCAGGGAAAACCGATCCTCGTTTGTATGAGGTGAAAACTGCATCAGGTTTATCCGAAGGTGTAGAGGGTGCGTTCCTTTTGCAACCCGACTTCGTGCAAGAGGTTATGAGCCACGCTTATGATAGCGGGCAAATCTTGAGCCGAACTCGCAAGATGCCGACATCCAAGCAAAGCGTGAAAATCCCGCTTGTGGCGGAGACTTCTCGTGTTGCTGGCTCTCGCTGGGGTGGAGTGCAAGCCTACTGGCTTGCTGAAGCTGGCGAAAAGACTGTATCGAAGCCCGCCTTTGAAAACCTCGTGCTCGAACTGAAAAAGCTTATCGGCTTGTGCTATATGACCGATGAGATGATGCAAGACCTGCCGTTCTTGGAATCCTTTATCGGTGAGGTGTTCACTGAAGAGTTCACCTTCCAGTTAGAGGAAGCGATTATCAATGGGACTGGCAGTGGACAGCCTTTGGGCATTTTGCAATCGCCTGCACTTGTTACCGTTGCAAAAGAGACCCAGCAGACTGCCGACACTGTAGTATATGCCAACATCGTCAAAATGTGGTCGAGATTCATGCTCGCAGCCGTGCCAATGCTGTGTGGCTGATTAACCAAGATGTTGAGCCTCAACTCTACTCAATGGTAATAGGAACAAACGTTCCAGCTTATTTGCCCGCCAATGGCTTGTCTGGAACGCCTTATGCTACGCTGTTCGGACGTCCCGTCATCCCTACCGAGCACAATGCAACACTTGGTGATGTTGGCGATGTCATTCTTGCCGACTTCAATGAGTACGTGACCATTGATGCTGGAGCGATGAAGTATGACACCTCAATTCACGTTCGGTTCGTCTATGATGAAACGGCGTTGCGCTTCGTTTACCGCTTCGATGGTGCGCCATTGTGGAAGTCTGCTCTGACACCTGCTAAGGGTTCAAATACGATCAGCCCGTATGTAACATTAGCTGCTCGTGGATAGGAGGAGAGATGATTAAGATTCCCGGTGATTTGAATGTTGTGACGGGCTTAGCTCCAACTGCTGGAGGTTCAGCTGCGACTGGCGATTACATCTCTCTCAAGAATGCCCACAGGGTTTGGATTGTCTTTTCTGTGGTGCAAGGCGAAGCGACTGTGCCAGTGCTTTCAGTGATGAAGGCAACTGTTGTCGCTGGAACTAGCGCAACTGCGATGACCGAAGCAGCCCGCATTTTCTCGACACTCGACTGTGCTACATCTGATGTTTTGGTGGAACGGACGGCTGCTGCCTCTTATTCGCTGGATGCTGCTTTGAAAGATAAGCTGGTTGTGTTCGAGATTGACCCAGCTGCAATCGGAGCGTATGACTGCATTGCTGCTAAGGTGGCAGCTTCTAATGCTGCGAATATCACATCTGCGCTGTATGTTGTAGAAAGTCGGTATGGAACTAAAACCCAGCCGTCTATGATTGTTGACTAACCAATTGGTGGGGCGTTTTACCGCCCCACCTAAAATGAGAGCGTATTATGGCGGATTACTGCACAATCGCAGAAGTCAAGAATATGATGCCCGATGTAGAATGGGCTTCCGACTATGATGCT